GGCTTGGTGTCGGTGATCATCCGTTCCAGCTCGGCAATGCCGCGATCGCTCAGGCCGGTATCGAGCAACGCCAGGCCGAGGCTAAAGGTGCCCGGCGGCCCCATCGGTTCCAGCTGCCACCACTCGGTAATGTCGATGATGTCGGCGAACGGCTCGACCACTTGGCGCAGCGCCGCAATCGTGCCCTTGCGCTTGTGAATCTCGAACGAGGCGCGCACCGCCTTGCGCTTGATGTCCTCCGACCACTCCGGGTCCCAGCGGTCCACGCTGCGTTCAATGGCCAGCCAGGGCAGCATGTTCGCCGAGCAATTTTCCGGCGACTTGGTGTCGCGCAGCACGTCCGCCAGGCCCGGGTTTTCCAGGCCCACTTGCGCCAGGGCTTGCTCCAGCGGCGTGCGGTTGGACGGCAACAGGCTGGCATCATTCATCGGTGCCCCCGATCGTCACCAGCGAGCGGATGCAGTTGGCCGCCTGGTGATCGGCGATCACCATATCGTCCGCCGGCTTGATCAACTCGACCCGCTGCACCCGCGACACATGCAGCGCGGCATGGATCGCCGAGCGCCGAATGTCCCGACCCAAACGGCGCTGGGTGTTGATGTAGCGGTTTTTGGACGCGTTGGCCTCGATCAGGCTCAGTTCGTTTTCCGGCCCCGGGTACAGGTACAGCACCGCCTCAATTTCGTAATCGATCAGCTCGGCCGACTGCACAATCACCCGATCGCCGACCGGGCGCTTGGTCTCGTCGCTCAGCGCTAGGCGGATCTTGTTCAACAGGTCTTCGGTAGCCACGCCGCCATTGAGCCGGTTGAGGACGCTCACCAGTACCGTGGCCGGGCTCGGGCTGCTGGCCTTGGCATCGGCCACCCGGCCATCGGCCGACAGCGTGTGAAACTCATAGGCGCCGCTCGGCCCCGCCACGGCCATGCCTTCAAACGCCAGCAGCACCCGCTCCATCAGCGAATCGTCTTCCTCGTACTGCGCCTCGATCGGCGGCACGGCCGTGGGGTCGGCCTCGATCACGGTCAGGCGTTTGACGTTGTAGTTGGCCGCCAGATGATCGAGGTCGGACTTGCGCGCAAACGCCACCAGCTGCGCTTTGGCCGCGTCGTTGATCCGCGCCCGGGTCATCAGCTTTTCATAGGCCGCCCGCTCCAGCAGCTTGACCACCGGGTCCGACTCCAAGGCGGCGTTCCAGTTGGCACCCATCAGCCCGCGAAACTCGGTCAACGCCTGCTGGTAATACTCTTCAAAGCTCAGCGCCTCGATCACGATCGGCGCCGGCAGGCTGGCCAGGTCCAGAGTGCTCATGCGTCAACCTCGGTTTCAATTTGCGAATCGTTGAAGGTGCCGCGCAAGCGAAAGCGCACCTGCCCATCCAGCACCGCGATCACCTGGATGCTTTCCAGCGTCAGGCGTTTTTCCCAGCGGCCCAGGGCGCGGGCCGCCTCGGCCTGCACCGCGCTTTTCCAACCGGCGTTAACCGGCAGGTCGACGAAGCGGCGCACCTTGCTGCCGTACTCGGGCTTCATCACCCGCGAGCCCAGCGGCGTGCCGAGGATGTCGGCAATGGACTGGCGCAAATGCTCGATGCCCGATATCGGCTGCCCCGTATGGCGGTCCATTCCGATCATGGGTTTACTCCGGCAAGCGGTCGAAAGCCGGGTCGCTGTCGAGGACCGCCAGCGCCTCGGCGTCGGCACTGCTGACCGTGACTTTGCCGGCGGCTACCGCGTGCTGTCGGCCACTGGTCATGATCAGGGTCCGCGACGTGAACGCGCTGTCCTGGTAAGTGATCGGCCGCGGGCTTTCCGCCTCGACCTTGGGGGTAGTGGGATTGGCCACAGGTTTTCTCCAGGTAACAAAAAGCCCGCACACGGCGGGCTGGTTGAAGAGTTAAGTTTTAGTGCTGGTGGTTTGGCGTGTTGCCGGCGGTGTCGATGATCGATCCACCGCCGAGAATGTCGGCCGTTACGCGTAACGCGCCATTGATCACCACGTCACCGTAAATCGTGACGTCACCGTCCAGGGCGATCGCGCCCGACGTCACCACCACGGCGTTATCCGTCACGGTCGCGGCCGAGCTGCCGACCTCGATGTCCACCGACCCGCTCGGCAAGACAATGCTGTAACGCTTGGCCTGCCAGTCGTAGGTCAGCGAGCCACCATCGTCGAACAGCCAGCGCTCGACATGGTCGCGGGTGTCCGGCGCAGGTCCCGCGTTGCCGTACAGCCCCGGCACAAAGGTGCCTTGCGACACGTCACCGCTGGTACTGATCAGCGCGCCCTGCTCGTTCATGCTGGGCACCCGCCAGTGCCGCGCCTTGCCGGCGGCCAGGCTGTGCCAGCGCACCCAGGCGCTGACCCATTCGCCGTCCGACACCCGGCACACCGGCGGCACCGCCGCCAGGTCCAAAGCGACGACGTAGCACGGCTTGACCAGGCCGGCCAGCATGCGGTCATGCTCGGCGCCGGCGTAGCTCATGCGTCCTCCGGCGCCACCAGCGGCGCGTCAGGATCCAACGCGCCCGGGTGGATGGCGAACAGCAGCGTGCCGGGCGGCTCATCCGGCCAGGGCCATTCGATCTCGCCGAGGTAGATCTGCTGTGTCCATTCCACGACCCAGACGGTGTACCCATCCAGTTCGGGTTTGGTCCAGTCCTGCGAGGCCTGAATGAAATCGGCCGGCTCCACCGCCAAGCCCCAATTTTGCATGCGCAGCAGCACGGCAATTTGCGCAGCCAAGTGCGCGGCCTTCTGTTGATGATGGGCCTGCTCAGGTGCCACGATCACCCGCGCCTCAAACTTGGCCACCAGCGTCGTCTCGCCGGTACCGATGTCTCGACCCGGCTCCAACTCGGCCAGCTCAAGAAACACCGCCGGCAGAGCTACCCGATCCCGAATATCCGGACAGGTCGCGACGAACTGCACCGCCGGCAATGCCTCGCGCAGATGTTGCTCGATCGCGCTGTAGAGTTGGTCCAGGCTGAATGGCTGATCAGACACGTGCGCGCCCCTTCAAAGATTTCTGCAGTTCAAAATTCAGCTCTTGCTTGAGCACCACCAGCAGTCGCTCATTGGCCCGCCGGGTCCAGGACTCGAAATGCGGACGAACGTCTTCGAGCGACACCTTGGCTTTCGCCAAGGGGAATCGGTTGTCGTTTTCCGAGATCCATCCAGAGCGTGGACCCGCTCCGGTGGATGCATGAGTGTCTGGGTAATCATCGGCAGAAAATTGCTTGCTGCCGGTGCGTATCCAGATATCGGCGCGACTGCCATAAACCCGTTTGAAAAACGCACCCCGGTACCGCCGACCGGCCACCGACACGCCTGCCTTGCCCTGCCGAGGTCGTCCGATCCGGCTCGCTTCGATGGGATTGATGCCGAACCAGAGTTTGCCCTGGCCGGCATCTCCCTTGACCGGGTAGCTGCGCAGCCGTTGCCGCACGGCAGCCACCGCGATGCGCTCCTGTTTACCGACCGTGCGCGCGATCTGGGTGCGCAACCATCCGAGAGTCTTGTTGATCGCGCGCCGCTGGGCATTTGCTGCAGCCTTCGGCACCCGTGCGGCAAACTCCTGGAAAGCCTGAAGATCAGAGGCTGAAGGCTGCAGCGTGATCATCGCGCTGTTGGCGGATGTTTTGTAGTAACTCCCAACACTCATGCCTGCATCCTCAATATCAGTGCCACCAAGCCATCCCCGCTGGGTTCGACATTGACCAGGGTGTACACGCCGCCGCCATCCAGCGCCGGCAAATCGATACGCACCGTCTGCGCCTTGTCCACACCGTCGGCATCGGCCACACGAATGACAAAGCGCGGCTCCCGCAGGCCGGTGTTCAGCCGCCCCATCTGCGGCTGCAGCCATGGGGCAGAAAACATGCCCAGGACCTGGCGACCTTCGATGTAACCAGTGTCTGCCAGGGTGTCGAACACGGTGCTGTCGATGTCATCGACCAGGTCCCGAAAGCTCATGGTCAGAGCTTCAGGCGAATCAGTGCGCGCGGACGCGTGCACAGGTGCAAGGGGTTGGACTGGGCCTCGCCCGCCACGCCCTTGCCAAACGGCAGCGTCTCAATGCGGCTGTAGTAAGGAATACCCAGGGTATTCACTGTCTCCATGTAGTCAGCGGGAGCGAATGCGGAGATAAACAAATCCGGTACCCCTTCCGGTGCCAGGCGCGCTTCATCATCCGGCACATAGGCCACACCGCCGACCTTGCCCCGGTAACGCTCCCAAACAATCCCGCCAAACTCGAAGCTATCGCGTGCATCACCGCGCAGCGCGGCGGCCTGGATGGTGTTCAGGTAGGTGTCTTTGACCGACTTATGCGCAACCAACTTGTTCCAAAACGTCTTGCCACAGAACGCACGGGAGCCCGAGCTGGTGGTACTGCCCAGCGCATCCTCCTGCATGTCCAGCGCGTCACCGCACTTGACCCGTACCTCGGTGTCGGCGGCGTTCAGGCCCATCGACAGCTCTTGGCGCTGCACGCCAAAACGGTCATAGATGTTGAGCAGCACACGTTGGCCATCAGCATCGAGAATCAGCCCGTTGAGGGCGCCGGCTCGCTGGAATTCATGGGTGGCATCCAGCTGACGGCGAACCTTGGCCAGTCGCGCATTGACCACATCCTGTACCGCCTGCAGCTCGGTTTGCTCACCGAAGGCACGGATGCCCTGAACCTCATCCGCACGAATGGTGAAGCGCTCCGGCAGGTGCACGGTATTAAACGGGATCAGATCACGCTTGCTGGCACCGACTACTAAACCCGAAGTGCCGCGTTCGCCGGCCGGTACCAGCGCCAAGGTGTCGCCGTCCTTTTCGATCTGGACGGTCAGCGTGGTGACGCCCTCCTCCTGGAACAGGCCGAGACTGCTGATGCGTCCGGGCAGATAGGCCTGCTCATTGATGGCATGGGTCAGGGAAGAAACAGAGAACGCCTGCTCTTCAAAAATGGCGATATCGG